CCGTTGGATAACGAGCCAACATTGATCCCACCAATCTTTCCTGATGTTGTTGTATCTCCTACAGTTACAGATGGGGTAATATTATTTCCGCTTAATGAATATGTAGTTCCTACTTTATTCGTAACAACGTATGGCATATCTACAGTAATTTGGGCAGATGTCACAAACTCCTGTTTTATGTCAGCAAAAGCAGCCGTTGGTAAGAATAGAAGTAAAGCAAACAGTTTTTTCATTTGATTCCTACTTTGTTTTTACTATTATCTACTATTTTAGGTGGATTTCCGTTACCTGTGCCACTTTTCTTGTTTCCTACTGAGATCCCATAGCTACCGAGAACTCCCGAAACTAGGCCAGCCGTGAACGCTCCATCAATCCTTACCTTACCCATGTACCCCAAAGTCATCATTGATAAACTCCAAGTCAAAATTAGAAATCTGATAGCGTGACCAAAGAGTTCACCCCATTCGATGCCTTCCTTCTCTTCTTTCTCTTCAGCCATAAAAGTAAAGATTCTTGTCTAATACTAGCAAAGTAGCTATGTTTGGAAAGTAACACA